CCTCACCTCCGTCAACTTTTTTTGTAAATCACTCTGTTGGGAACGCAAAACTAGGTCCATTAGGCCAAAAACTCTAATATCAAGTATCTCTTCAACTACTTCTCTTCTATATCTTGGTTTCATCTTCATAAATGGTTCGTATGAGGAAGAACCTAATAAAACCACCTGAATAAATGACCTGTAATTAAGTTTCATTATGTTTGTTTCAAGGTACTTTTGATAATCTACATTGTTGGCGTCTTGATTAATCATCTTACCATTACAAAATATTTCAAATAGATTAGGTTTAATACCTCTTCTAATAATATAATTCTTGGTGCCAACATCAAACTCTACCTCTACAACACAATCACTATTGTTAATAGTATTGACCATTTGTTCTTTCTTAATAATTCTAAATGGTCTGTTAAACAATACAAAACATAAAGCGTCCAATAAGGTTGACTTACCACTACCATTTGTACCAACCACTAAAGTTGTTTGCGACAAATCTAAAGAAATTTCTATTGGTTGATTACCACTTGATAAAAAGTTCTTATAAGATATGCGCTTAAATAATATCACTCACTAGCCTCCATGTAAAGTTCTTTAGCAAACTGTTTTAATTTTTGTTTATCTAATTTAATATCTGCCTGGTCAATATAGTTACCTAAAAATGTTAGAGTATCTTCTCCTTTTTCTAATATGTTTTCTGGTACTGAAGCACCAATATCTGTAGGGTCCTCAATTACATCTATTGCATGTACATTTATTTGAGTATAAAGTCTATCCATAAATCTTTCAAACATATCATTATCTTATTTATTTGATATAAAAAGTTTAACAAATGTGTGGTCGTACTCTTTAATATCTATTGTATCATAATTTGTTTCTTTATCATTGTAAACAATCTTCTTAAACATTCTATTAGGATTTTCTACTCTTGATAACTCTCTTGTTGCTGTGTCAAAAATGTGAAAGCCTTTTGGACACATATAATCTGACCATGTCATTTCGTATTGTGTACCAAGATAATAAATTTGTCCATCATCCGACTTCTTATGAAAATGGCCAGACATTACTTTTTCAAATCTTTTAAACATAGCCTTTTCTAAACCTTGTTCATTCATATGTCCATTATGCATTTCAAAACCACTTATCTCTAAATGACCCATAGCAATAGTAGCTGTAGAATTACCAATAGTTCTTATTGTTTCAGCATAGTTATCATCACATATCCAAGGTATGAATAATATTTTTAAACCATCAAACTCAACATCTGTTGCGTGTGTATATACCATGGTATTTTTTGATATGTTTAAATTTTGCATGGCATTAACTTCGTTTGTATTCTTATAATAGGTGTCATGGTTACCAATGATAATATGGGTTTCAATATCCATATCATCTAGTCTATTCCAAAATACTTTTTTAAAGTTATGAGCCGTGTTATGATTAATAAACTTTCTTCTATCAACCACATCACCTAGGTGTATTAAACATTTAATATTATTTCTTTGTATGAAAGGAAAAAATTGTTCATCATAAAACTTATTTTGAAATTTAATAAAGGCTGGATTATCGTTTCTACAACCAAAGTGTGTATCATTTAATAAGGCTATTTTCATGTGTATATATTATCCTTTAAAAACTGTATGTTGTCAGGTGAGTTCTTTGCTTTGGAATTCCATCGTCCTTTTCTTACATCCAAATATGCTATTGCTGGTTGATATAATTTCTTTAATTTTTCTTCACTCATTAAGTTATGATACATTAAATTATCTTTATCAGTAGGTGCCCAATTCATACCAGCTGCTATAAAGTGTAAACCACCACCATCATTGGCAAAACGGTGCTCTTGGTTTCTATCAATAGCAGAGTACAAATATCCTATTTGCATTTTAGGTTTTGAGGTAATTAAACTTTCTTCCCATTGTTTTTGGTTGTTTGCTCTCCAATAGTCTGTATCATTTCTAATTGATAAGGCATAATGCATACCTACAAACTCGGCAAATTTATAAAACATAGACTTACATGTATGTGTATAATTGTCTTTATCCCATTGTGTTATATAATCTCTTCTTAAATTTCTAACCAACTCTATTAAGAATTCGTGTACAGAAAATAGACCATTACTTTCTAATGGTTCAATAAATCCACCAGCCAACCCTACAGCTGCGACATTTTTGACAAATAATCTTTTGTGTATACCTGTTCTCATTTTAATTTTTCTAAATTCTAAATCATCATGGTTAGGATGGTCGTGATAGTTTAAACCTAAATGATTTTTGAATTGTTGTAGTGCTGTTTCATCATCAACAAACTTATCTGAATAAACATAACCAGTACCAATTCTATTCCATAATGGTATATTCCATACCCAACCATTCTCTATTGCTGTGCAATTAGTATATGGTTTTAATTCTTTTTCTTTATCTCTGTAAGGCATTCTAGTTGCCCATGCTGAATTATTTGGTAGTTTATCTTCTAAACTTTCAAAAGGTTCGTTTAATGTTTTGTCTAATAATAATGCTTTAAAACCTGTACAATCAATATATAAATCTGCCTCATGTTTTCCATTTAAAGACTTAATACCATTTTCGTCTTGTTGGATATCAGTTATATCTTCTTGTATATGTTTAACACCTCTAGGTAAACAATAGTGTTCTTTCAACCAATGACCAAATTTAATTGCGTCAAAATGGTAGGCCGAATCAGTATCTAATCTAAAGCCTTCAAACTCATAATCTATTTTGTTTTGATTAACCAATGCCATGGCAGGAGAATAACAATCTGCATAGTCTGTATTAGATGTTTCTGGATAAAATTCTTTCTTAAACCACCAATCGTTGAATTCTGCCCTTGTATTATCTGTACGAGCAACACCAAAAGGATAGTGAAATTCAGTACCTTTTTTATAAAAGTCTGTAAACTTAATACTTAATTTGTATATACCATCTGTATGTTTTAAGAATTGTTTATCATCTATGCCTAGATAGGTAGTCCAATTTCTTATTCTTTGTATGGTACTTTCGCCTACTCCTATAACAGGAACATTTGGTGATTCAATTAATGTAATATCCTTATTAGGAAATGCTTTAATCAAGGTGGAGGCCGTCATCCAGCCGGCGGAACCACCACCTACTATAACAATCTTATTCAACTTCACTTTTTCTTTTTTTTCTTTTTTGGTTTTATTGGCTCTGCGTCAGCAGGCAAGTTCTTTCTTAAAAATTCTGTAAATTGGTTCTTAAATTCCTTATCTTCTCCTGGTTGTAATGTCAAATCATCATAATTAGCATCCATTATCATTCTTTGTTTAATGGTTACTTGTTTCTTTTCTTTTTGTATCCTTCTAACAAAGGCATAGTATATTATTTGTGTAAAGTAAGCAAACGGATTGTTTGACTTTGTTGGATTAAAATTATCTAAATATTGTAAGCAGTTCTCAATACCATCACTAATCATATCATCACGATAGGTATAGTTTATAAAGTTTGGTCTATAAGATAAATGATTTGCTATCTTTAAAAAACATTCACCGATATAGTCTGGTACTGGAGGTTTATTTTGTTTTGCTCTTTTTGCCTTGTTAACAATCTTTCTGTAATCAACCATTGCGGCCAAAAACTCCTTATTATTAACATAGTGTTCTGATTTCTTTTTTGTGGTTGCCATAATATCCTCAATTGTTTATATAATACTCTTTTTGAGTAAAAATGTCAATGGTGAATTGTATTAAATCCACACTTGACAATTATTTTTTTATGCGTATAATAACGGTGTCCGTTTGCATAAAGCCTTTAATGAATCGTAGGTGGTGTTTCCTCTTCATCATCTAATTCCTTAAATATTTCACTTAATTTTTTATTTTCTTCAGCAGTAAAAGGTTTTCGGTGATATGTTTCATCTCTTTTAGGTTTATCTAAATTGTGATAATTTTTACACACCTCAGCATAACTACCACTCATTTCTAAAGAGGCGTTTGTTATTGTCATAATTTTATCTTTAGGAATGGTAACAATGTGGTCGCCTGTATAATTAGTCCAACGAATCAAAGCTATATAATCTCTAAAACCAACTGGTGTTATTTGAGGTATATATTTAATCTGTAAGGGTTTATCTAATCTTATTAACGGACCATTATCTGGCAACTGTTTATCGCCAGTAGGTAGAACGGTAACAATATCGTCACCATTAATTAACTTAATTATTTTAACTTGTGGTTTCTGCATTGTTTAACTCTATGTTGTGTATTTCATAATCAAAGTCTTCTTCACCATATATATTTATTCTTTCCCGGAAATGGGCTAATGTATAATTTTCTTTTTCGTTATATGTTAAATCATCTGCAACATCATATAAAGTTGCATGTGAATTATTATCTTTTAGTCTTAATCCTCTACCAATAGATTGTAAGTTTCTTATCCTAGATTTAGAAGGACTAGCAAAAATAATGTTATGCAAGTTCCTAATATTAATGCCTGTGCTGAAAGTCCCATAACTCGCAACAATAATAGCGTTGTCAACTTTTTCCGTAATCTCTCTAATCTGTTCTCTTTCGTCTGCGTCAACTCCTCCGTGAACATAAAATACCTTCTTGTCTGTAGCTTTTTCTTTAATCATTTCATATAAGTCTTTACCATGTTTCTCTACATACTGAAATAAACATAATGTATTGCCTTGTAAACCGGTTGCCAGGTTACGGATATATTTATTTCTCTTATCACTCTTAACTATGTAATCCATCTCTTCTTGATAGTTCATACCAAAACAATGTTTACTTTCCGTTTTACCGTGTTTTAAGACCAAACAGTATATTTTGAGCTCAGCAAGTTGTTTTTTCTCCATTAAATCTGTTGTGGATACTACCTTATTTACAGCACCAAATAGACCTTCAAGCACCAATTTATGTGTCTTACTACCATCCAAAGTACCAGTCATACCAATTTTATATGGGCACTTTTCTAATTTTGTCAATATTTTAGTTAATGAAACGGCCTTGAATAAGTGTGCTTCGTCACCTACAATCATACCAACATCTTTAAACCATTTTTTAGGTAGATTATAAATGGATTGCCATGTAGATATTATTACAGGTTTAGTTGTTTCTTTACCATGACCTTGGTATATTCGGTGTACATTTCTTTCAGGTGACCAACCATAGTCTTTAAAATCTTTAAACAATTGTTCAACCAATGATGTAGTTGGTACAATAATAAGTATCTTCTTCTTTTGTTCCTTTAACCGTAATATGTTAAACCTAACAAGAAGATAAGTAATAAGAGATTTTCCACTAGCGGTGGGTGAAAGTAGTAAACATCTATTCTTTTTAGTTGCATATACAAATGCCTCCTTTTGATAATCTCTAACTTCTAATGGTATCTTTAATGCTTTAATAAATGCGTCAACTTTACTATCATCAACTTTAGTGTCTTGTATTTTAGTACCGTCAACCACATGTACATTGTTATCTTCACACCATTTTAATATATAGGGGTACAATCCGACATAAATTTGACCAGTTTGATATGAGAATAATCTAATCTTTCCATCCCACACTCTGTTTCTAAATTGTGGCATAAACTTGAAACCAGGTACCTCAAAGGTAAAGAATTGACCTAACTCTCTTCTTATATCCTCGTCTGCCTCAATCTTTAAATAGACATCATCTTTTTTATCTATAACAATATATCTAGGGGGAAGTTTCATTTTAACCTTTGAAGAAAGTAGATACTGTAAATCTATATTGAGGTCCAATAAAAGATTGTGGTCTTATTGAATGTGGTTCCTTACCATCAAACTTTAATAATCTTCCTGGTGTATAATCATATGCTTGTTTACAGTTTCTTTGGTCATCATAAAATAAAGTTTCGCCTGCCCAACCATCTTTCCACTCCAAATTTGCATAGTATAATACAACTGTTGTATCTTCTCCATGTGTGTGAGTATAGTAATGGTCTCCAGGTTTTGTTAAATTAACAATACACTTATCAAACTTATCAAAAGAATATAACTCTCCAATATAACACCAAAGTTTGGAGTTTTTTAAATCTTCCTCTGTCCATCTGGAATGTAAATCATATTTTTCTAAATCATCTCTATCTTCCCAACCTTTTATTCTAAAGGTGGAATTTAAAATGAAATCATAAACATGTTGTTGAATAAAAAAAGGTACTTTGTTATCGTGTAGTTCTATCATATGGCACCACTAGTAAACTTACGCCAATCTATTGCATTTTTTATTGTGAAAGTTCTATTAGTGATTTGCCTAATTGTTCTATCTAAAAAATCTATAGTAGCGTTTAAGTAATCTACCTTTTGTTTAGCCTTGATATATTCTTCGTCTGATAGAATATATTGGTCTACATCTTGTCTTAATAATTTAAAGTTAAAAGGTTTATCTTTATATACCTGAGCGTCTGCTTTACCAGTATAATACTCCCATAATTTCCTTTTAGTATTATATAAATCTCCTTCAGCACGGCTAAGCATTAACTTAAACCTACTTAAATGTTTCATATATTTGTTGTGTAATTGGGGTGTTTTAAGTGATTCTAAATCTAATTCAGTATCATTGATTTTCAAATCAGAATCAGCTTGTTCTTGTAATTTTTCTAAATCCATAATAACGGTATCCTATCATAATTATATAAAATTGTAAAGCTTTTAAGAGGTAGTTACGGTTGCTGTTCTACCTTTTTCAGCGAATTCATATATTCTATATTTCATTGTAACACTTGCTGTTAAATAATCAACATCCGTGGCTTGTTGACTAAATGTTAGACCTGATAAAGAGATTGGAAATATGTCAGAAAAACGAACCTCAATATTAGCATTGTTTTTACTTGTCAACACATTAAGAGTTGCGTCTGAATATGCTGGTCCTATTGGCATTGGTCCACCTACCACCTTACCTGCGTCTGCTACAATATCGCTACTCCCTTGCGTTGGAAATCTGTCCTTAGCGGCGTCCACCAGAGTTTTAAACTCCTTATGGTCTTTAGGAGTTCCTAATCCTGTCAACCAACCATGTATTTCTCTATAGTTTTCTAAATTTTCATCAACCATAAATGTTACTTCTAAATCTCCATATGATAATTTAGTACCAGGTGTTGGTATATCTTTCAATGGTGTTGGCATATCAGCACTACCTAAATTTACTCCAGGAATATTGGCTGAGGTACAGAAATACTCCACTTTTGGCAGTTTGAGAATAGAAAATTTAAACTGCGTTGGTGAAGCATAGTCTAACTTCGTGGGTTGTCGTGATAAAGTGTTTACTGTTGTCATACTTATATTTATCCATTAAGGAGAGCAAAAAAAAGGGCGACATAAAGCCGCCCTTTTTCGTATTTCGTGTAGATAACTCTACAAGATATTACATTAAGTTTGCAATTTGCACTCTTTGGTAGTATCTGTTTGAGTTAGCAGAACCAGCGTCATTAACTGCTGTAGCAGCTCCTGAAATCGCACCAGTTTCAGCAAACGGATTAGCAACAAGGCCGTATCTCGTTTTGAAACCGATTTTTGGTTGGAAAGTGTCCTGACCAACTGCTCTCACCATTTGTAGTGGAACATATGGACAGTAGAACATACCAGCGTCATAAGGTGAAGTACCTTTATAACCAACTACATAGTATTGCTTAGCAGCACTATTAGCTGAGTATGGGTCTATGTACACTTTGAATCTGCCGTTAAGAACACCTGCGAAAGTGTTTCCTGTGTCGTCAACATTCAAACTGTTGTTTAACGCCGGAGTGTAATCAAGAACACCAGCCATTTGAAGAGCAGAAGCTACATCAGCTGAACAGATAATCATGTTACCTTTTCCTCTACGAGTTCTTTGTGCTATTCTATTAGCATCTCTCTCTAATTGGAACATAAGTCCTTTGAATCTCTCAACTGACCATCTTCCGTTTGAGTCTGTGTCTAAATCAAAAATACCTGCTGTAGTTGTGTTAACAGCGGCACCTTTCTCTGCGTTAATATAGATAGTTCTTACAACTTCTCTGTTAATCTCTGCTAAAATTTCAGCAGACAAGATGTTTGCAAGTTCTGTTTCAGCGTCTAACCCATGGATTGCTTTTAAATCTTGAGCAAGTTCCATTGTGTACTCTGCTTTAAGAGCTCTTGATTTAGCAGTTACTGTTGACTTCTCAATTGAGAATGCCATTTCAGCAAAAGCGTTACCAGAAGCGTCTCCTAATGCCTCAGCCGCAGCTGTAGTCATAGCAGTACCTTTAGTGAAAGTTCCTGGGGAACCATCATTTAGGACACCTGGGTTATCACCAGCGTGAGCTGTTGTTGAATAGCCATCAACAGATGAACCGGCAGCATTTCTACCAGAAAAATCTGAATCAGCTTCATCAAACATAGCTTCTTGACCAGTTTGTGAAGTATATCTACTTCTCATTGCGAATATAAGTCCTGTTGGACCTGTCATTGGTTGAACACCAGCAATATCGTAAGCGATAAGGTTAGGCATTGCTCTTCTTACAAGTGAAATTAGGATTGGATCCCAATTTGCAACACTTGAACCAGTTGCGTTTGTAGGCGCAGCTTCTGATAAAAAGGCATTGTCTTCCTTAGCAGCTCTTTCTTGGTTTTCCAAGATAACTGATGTAACGGCTCGTCTGTAAGAGTCCTCAATTTTTGGTAAATCTGGATGCTCTAACACAGGCTGCCATTTTTTTTCGTGTGTTTCGGATAAGTACATGTCTTATTCTCCCTTTTTCCTCTATTATTACTAATTTGACAATTTAATGTCTTTAGTTTTGCTTATAGCGGCGGTGTAAGCAGCCATTGCATTTGACAAGTCTGCGTTAACAGCCCCGTCAGCCGCCACATCATCTAGTTTGTCTTTCACTTCTTCTTTTGTTCCAAAATATGACTCTTTAATAGTTTCACATTTCTTCTTAAAAGATTCTGCGTCAGACCATTCAATCTCTTCGGCAAGTTTAGCAAACTTCTCTTTTGCTGTATCAGCAAGGTCGCTAGAAACTTCAGACATAATCTCTGTTCTTTCTTTTGCGTTATTATCCTTGTTTAATTCAACATTCTTTTCAATTTGCTCATTGAGTTTCTTTTCCAAATCTTCTATTTTAGAAGCTTGGTCTTCAAGTACATTGTACTTTTCATCAGGAACATCAATGTAATGCTCAGCGAATAACTTTTTAAGTCCTGTTATAAAGTCTTCAGCTATCTCGCCTTTAATGCCTCTTTCAAGAGCGACTGTATTTTCTTTCATCCACTCTTCAACGACATAAGACAAGTAGTTGTCAACTTTTTCAGTTAACTCAGCTTTTGCTGTTGCACTTTCTTGCTCTAGTTTTGTTTGATAATCAGCTTCCATTGACTCAGCAATCTCTTTAACTTTAGATTTAATCGCTGCTTCAAATATTGTAGAAGCCTTTGCTTTAAATTCCTCTGATAAATCGTTCTCTCCAGCGATTAAAGCATCCACATGTTCTTTAACATCAAGTTCTTTTTTCTTCTCGTCAGTTTCTTCTTTAGCGACATTAGCAGTTGAGTGTTTAACTTCTTTCTTTTTGTCAGCCATTTTTGAAACTTCACCAGCGTCAATAGTTTCTTTGACATCTTTCTTCTCTTTATCTTTTTTCAAAGCGTCAAGAGCAGCTTGTGGCATTTCGCCTTCTTTAACTTCTTTTTCAGATTTCTTTTCAGTTTCTTTCTCTTGCTCTTCTTTTTTCAAAGTAGGCATAGGGTCAGGTTTACCCTCATGTTTTTGAGGTGCCTGTCCAGAAACTTCTTTAACTTTTTTAGTTGCGTCAGGGTTGCTGTCTGTAGGTTTTACAACAGCTGGTCCTAAATCTTCAGCATCATTTTTCAGATGTGTAGGCTCAGCCGCTACAGCATTTTTCTTGGGAGCACTAGCTTGCGGATTCGCTGAATTCGCCTCTGCTACTGCTTCTTGCTCTAACGCCTCTATCTTGTTTTCTGTATCGGCCATTTGAGAAATCTCCTTTTTAAAAATAACTAGTTATTTTTCTCTAATTAATAGATATTTATAATATTAAAGCTTTTCAAGAAAGGATTTAAAGACATTTGCTTTAGCCTCTGCTAATTTCAGTCTTTTTGCCTGTTGAATATGCTCTTTATATTCTTCAATATCTCTTTGTTTAATAACACCGTTGTCCCAAATCCACTCTTTGTTCTCCATAATGCCTTCTACGAAAGCGTCTGGAGCACTAGGGTCTGCGACAATATCAGCGGCAGTAGCTAAGTAGAAATCGTTTCCTACATAGTTAGCACCGTTTTTTGTAACCAAGGAACCCATACCTCTTGAAGATACTCCTAGTTGAGCGCCTTCATTGATAAGAGCTTTTACAATCTTACCGTATGGAGTGTCCATGATTTTAGCTTCACCAATAAAATTTTTGCCTTCGGGTTTCAGAGCAGTAATCATATGTGATACTCTCTCTAAATTAACAACCGGACCATCTGGATGGCCTAGTTCACCGAACGCTCTTTTTTTATCAATAAATTCTTTTGTATATCTGTTGACTTCTTTTGACAGGATACCACTCTCATATATTCTTCCATTTCTATTTTTGATATCTGACTGTAAAAATACGCCACGAATCTTGTATGACTTCTTACCGTTGGTTTCTTCAACCAAATATTCTGCGTCTTGAATCTCTTCCGATATTAGTTTCATGTTCTCTCTCTGTTCTCTTTACTATTTATACGATTTTTTACCTAAACTCAACAATTATAGTGTAATTATCACCAATTGCAAAGTTTTTAGTAGATAATAGTACATCTCCTGTTGGTGTGGTAGCATTGTTTGTTATCTCATTACCAGCAGTTCGTAAATCAAAGTAACCATTACCACTTAATAACATAGCAGTAGCACTTGTAGCACCGTCCCATATTAACTCAACACATGATTTTGAATTAGCTGTATTAACTGAATACCATACTCTCGCTAGTTTTCTATTACCATCTTCGGTCATAAATGTAACCTCTGAAGCGTCAATTTTTTTGATTAAAGTTTCACCAGTACCATCTGAAAAGTTAGTAAGTTTTGTTACAAACTTAACTCCAGATGTATCAGCTATTGTTTGTGTTGTTACTGCGTCAGCCATTATTCATCCTTCTTATGTTTACCTAAAATTTTTACAATCTCCCAAGTACCATCTTCATAATGATGTACTTCGGCGTCAACTAAATCACACATAAAGTTTAATGAGTCACCGTGTATTTGATAAGTGATACCATTAATCTCTACGCTGTCTGTTCCTTCTGCTC